TTAAGCCGCTAATTGAGGAAATTCATTCTCAATTTCACGCCTCATTGCGAAAAATATTTCCGAGTCGAGCACATTCTCGCACCAGACAACGCGACGCCGACATGACTGCACATCCATTCCGGTGACATGGCTCATCAGCCTGGCGATATCTTGCGTGCAATTGCGATTGCAATATCGCTTAATAGCTACATCGCGGACGGGACTTTCACGGTGAAAGGTTTTAACCATTACGCGCTCAACAAACGCAGCATCATCTGATTCTTTGGCGAGAGCGATGATGTTGCTGAATGAAGATTGCGGGATGACCAGTTCGCGAGCTTTCTGATAGAGAGAATCGCCCCGCAAGCCTTCCTCTTCGTATAGCCGCATGACAACGCTTTCTATCTGCTTAGCCTTATCATCGCTCCACTGGCTGCGAATCATCAGGCGGCCGATAACGTTGATGGCCCCAGCTGGAGAATCGTCTCCTGCATTAACTTTGCCCCATACCTGAAGCATGTAATGCACCCACGCTTTCTGACGGGAGTTGATGGTTTTCTTCGGATGCTTCCACACGCGGCGAAAGTGAGCATCGTCGATGAAGTTAACCATGCCGAATACTGGTGTGAGTCTCATGCTGCATCGCCTCCCTCTGGTTTGTTGATACCGAGCCGGTTTTCCAGATCCTTACGCATGTCCTTTAAGCGCCGCTCCGTCTCGTGAACGTTGTTGAGCTGCCATTCAACAGCCTCAAGCATCTCCTTATCCTTCTGGCGCTGTTGAGCTGATGCGATACTGGTTACTGTGGTCACGATGATGCCTCCTCATGCGAGCGGGCGCTGGTCATCAGCACGCCATTAATGACTGCGTGGCGCTTAGCGTGAATGTCACCGATGTACTTCCTGACGGTATCGCGGTGGCATGAAAGCTTACGGGCCACCTCGCTGAGGCATCCGTTACATTCCTGAAGTAAGCGAGGAACTGTCTGAACGATAATCATGCGACCTCCATTAACTCGGCTATATCGGGTAACTTCCCGCCCAGCTCAGTCACTACCAGTACGAGCATTCCGCCTTTAACCGCCTGACAGCGCTTGATGCGCATATCGTCTACCTGACCGTCATCCAGCCAGAAGCCCGCACTTGTGAGTGCGTCAAAAACGGCTTTGGGTAGATTGTCCAAATCGCGTTTGCGGTTATCGGGAGGTGCTGCGTGGATGGTGATTCTGATGCGGGGTTGGATCTTGATGTCTAACTTGTGCTGCTGAATTATTTCGATTACTTCTCGTCGGTATCGCTTACCCCAATCGCTGATGTAGTGGATTCCTCTTGAGTGACGCCAGTACTTGTTCACCGATGGCGGCCATGGAAGCCTGATTATGTATCTAGCCATAGACGTCTCCATCATTGGCGAATTCTCCGTGATATTTTGCGCGAGCTTCTTTTGCTACGAGTTCAGCAAGTTCGATGTCATCAAATGTTCCCAAAAAAAGCCTGCGATGATTAACACCTATTCTAACCTCCCACCCTCGCCGTCCTTTTTGCGGTTAACACCCTTTACACCAGACGTGTTTCTCTTTTGCATTCCTCTATTTCTAAGGTTTTCAGCCGTGGTCACAACCCGCAAATTATTTATGCGGTTATCTTTTTTGTTGCAGTTGATGTGGTCAATTTCGCCAGAAGGGAGCTCTCCATGAGTAAAAAGCCACGCAAGTCTGTGGGCTTTATATAGCTTTTTGTTAAAGAAAATCCCTACGTATCCGCCAGTCATTTCATAACCAGCCACCTTACCTTTTCTTGCTTTCCCGCGGCTAACGTTCCATGTAAACAGCCCGCTTTCTGGGTGGTATGTGAGTAGCTCTAGGAGATTTTTTTCGTTCATCGAACCGTTACCCTCCCTTCTCGCGTTAGCTTTTGCAGCGTAAGGACGATAGCGCGGTTCATTTCAGATCGCCTTTCTTCCCGGCTTAAGTCTTTGCCGTTGTCGATTCGCTCATGACATGGCGGACAAAGCGCCGCTGTTAAGCTGTCGTCGACCTTAAGGCCTATTCCCTTCCCTTCGTTTCTGTGCGCGGCCTGAACCCCATACCGTCCACACAGAACGCAGTAATCTAACTCCCTGACTGCCTGAAGCCATTTATTGCTCCTGAATATCGTCATTTGCGATATCTCCGTTCGGGTCTCGATATACAAGCCATTCGTTGATGCACTCGCCGCAGGCATATACCTCATCGGCATCCAGTTGCTTGCTGCATCCTGCGCAGAGAGCTCTGGCTATGCTCTGCTGCTCGTATGCTTGGGTTTGGATGGGGCTAAGCATGTTTCCTCCTGGCGCGCAGGCGCTCCCACATCACATCGTGAAGGTGAGAGGTATACGCGAAGGTTTTTATGTCGGATGGGGATACTTCTGGCTTTCGTTTCTTTCGGTGGGTAACGCGGTAGATGCAGTTTTCGCAGACTATGTCGGTGACACTTCGTCGCTGTCGCGCCATACGTCCTCCTGAGTCTGAGGTAGCGGAAACTGACCAATCGGAGAGCGCTCGCACCGGATACACCACTGAAACCAGTAAGGCTGGCCAGGGCGGAAACGATAATCTTCTTTCAACTCACCGCATCTGTAACATCGCCTCATGCCACCTCCCTTCTTCCCGTTCGCCTGGCCCACTCAATCGCTTCCTGAGCGCCCTCGCTCCACCTGACGTCTCTCTCTGCGCCGAATGCGTAAATCAGCTCAAGAAGTTCGCTGAACTCGCTCACGCGCATCTTTGATGTCGACTGCCCTAGCACGACAAATCCGCCGTTAATACCCGGCGCTGAGCGCTGACCTTTAAGCGCCGCGGTGAAGATGTGTTTCCAGTCTTCGCTATCCAGTTTCATGCCATGCCATACGACCTGTTCAGACACATCGCGCAGGGTCGCCCAAAGCCGCTTGTTCTGCTCTACTGAGCGCGTCTTTTCCTGGATGGTTACGATGAGAGGTCTTTCGGGGTCGGGGTAAAGCTGCTGGATGGTGCGGATTGCGTTTTGCTGGACTAGCGGGGTGCGGATTTCAAATATTTGTTTTCTCATTCCTCTTCTCCAGCTTAATCAGTACGAATGCACTGCACAGCAGAATCAGTGCGTCAGTGAACATCAAACCATCCTGTTTGACGATTGCCGCGAACATGAAGCACAGGCCGATGAAGACCAGCATTATGATGCTCATATCATGCTCCACTGATGGTTAATTGAGCGGGGTAAAGGTGTATTCATCATCGTGCATGACGGGGTCATGGAGATAGATAAAGCCGCCATCTTCAGTCCTGTAAGGGACTTCGAAATCATTGCGAGCTGGCTCAATGTGTCGCTGGCAGAAAGGACAGTAGTGCGCATCATTTGATGGCTCACTAGTTGAATCGCTCATATCAGGCTCCGATTCGTGAGGTGATGAGTTTTGCAAACGGGCTTATCGGCGAAGCCTGGTTGATCGGCTTGCGTTCTGGTGCCGGGTAATACTCGTAGCAGCGTGTCTTGCGGCCATCTGATAGCTCGGTGTGGACATACTTCCGTGTCAGCTCGCCGTTCATCTCCAGCACCCGCATGGTGTTGATGCAGTACACGGGAGAAAGGCCTGTAATTTCGCTGGCCTGAATTGCCGTTAACGCGCCGAACTCTTTCACGCAGCGGATTAGCTCGGCTCTGTGGTTAACGGAGTCGACCAGACGCCAGCGCCGGGGCTTCTGGCTTGTTCCGGTTAGCTCGCCGTCTTTCTGCATGCGGTTGAGTACGACGCGAACTGCTTCGAGCGTGTTTCCTGTCCGGCGGGATATTTCGTTCGTGGATAAAACCATCCCGACATTCATGATGGCGAGAATTTTGGCTCGTATCGTTTTCATGGGATTGCTCCGCTCAATACCTCGCCTTACTGATTGCCTGAAGCATTATCAGCTGGCTGGTAAAGAGATATCGTTTGGTGAGTGTTTCGATGTCGATGTAGCGAGGAGTGCCGATGTATCTGGCGATGGTGTCTATGTCGTCGAGGGTTATTTGCATGGCTCAGGAGCTACCGCGAGCATGTCATTCCATGACGCTGTAACATTGTCTTCGCAATCAGCTACCACCTGGCGGCCGCAGTTAAGGCAAGTTGCCTCCGCGAAAGGATGAATCTTTCCGCGCATTTCTTTCGTTAGCTCAACCGGCACCAGTTTCCATCCCTCCGGCACTACCGACTTAAACGCCAGCGATTCGAACTGCTGCGATGTGGTGTCGGCTTGTGCCTGCTCTGCTTCCATCATTTGCTCATATTCAGCAATCTGTGGGTCATATGGCAGAGAGTCATCATCTACCGGCGCGGGCGGTTCTGTGTAAAGCGCGGTTACTTTCCACCCATTTGCAATCCACCTTTCAGCAACAGATTTTGATCTAGTTAATGCCCCCGAAGCGAAAGGCCCGCCATCGTGACGCCACGCCACAGGCTCCGCCTTCTCCCGCTCTTTGCGCAGCGCCAGGAGCTCGGTCGCCATCGACATAACCTCATACCTGTCCGCGCAGTCGTATTCGGACAGCTTTTCTAAACGCTCATTGCTAATAGTGCTCATGATTTCTTCCTTTCAATGCTGGCGATGATTTCGTTGCGGGCGACTTCCACTTGCGGTTGATATCGCGGCGCAGGATTGCGCTCATAACCCGGTCGCGGCGGTATGCCTTAAGCGGCTTCCGGTGCTTTACCTTCTCGCGCGTCGGCAGACTTGATGCTGACCAGTAACGCTGATTACGGGCAGAGAACTCCTTCAGCGCTGCGCTCTGAAGCGCCGCCGTTGTGGTTGCCTTGCTCATGGTTAATCCTTGTGATGTTCGGCTGGCGTTTGCCAGAAATCTTCATTGTCGCGATCTGCCCAGCGGAGCCAGACGCAGTCGTAAACGAAAGGGATGAATGCTTCGAAAAATGCCTTCCACTGCGCATCCCGGAAGCCTGTGGCGATATCCACCATATCTTCAATGGGGAAGCTGCGCGTTGGTGGACGCTTGATGCCAGAAAGTCTTTCGAACTGAACTATCAACTCCTCTTCATCGAGGCAGACATCCATTACTGCCTTGAATCGTGGGTTCAGAGCCAGCTCCATCATTGCCATAGATATGGTCATGCGAAATCTTTGTGATGTTCGGTAGGAGAATTGCTGATTACGGATTTGGCGATAAGCCTTTTCAGCCGGCGATACATTTTCTGATAGCGTTCCGGATCATCAGTGGTAATGCTCCATGGGTCCTCGATAAGCATGCCGTCACTGAATACCGAGCCGGTTGATGGGTATCTTGAAAAGATTATTGCCCGCGCTTCAGCATTAATTGCGCCCCTTAATGTCAGGTAACAACGCCCTCGTGTCGGGGCGAAATAGACCTCTCGCTGTCTCTTAATCACTGGCATGATCTGGCCTCCATTAGGCACCTGTTGAACATTTGGGTTAATGGATTTGCGCACCCGAAAGCGCCTGTCAATTTGGGTGATTGGTTGCCGCGTTTGCTTTTCCTCACCCGCTCACTCGCAGAATCGCCAACAAAATAAATAAATCCCCTGGCAGCGCTTTCCCTGCGAAGCCTTCCCTCTTTCGTCAGTCTGTTGAGTGCTGAAATAACCGAACCCCGCTCAATCCCTGTGCTCTTAACGACCAAAGACGAGAGACATCCTGGATTCAGGGCAACGCATGAAACTATTGAGTCGCTATTGAATTTCCTCTTCACTCGACACCTCGACCTTCCTGCCAAAAGAAAAAACAGCTATTAACAAACGGGTTCAGGTAGCCGATAGCTGTTCTGGACAGGTCATATTTAGACCTGAAGATACTTGAGAAAAGCTCTTCGAAACGGATTCGTTCCATATCCATATCAGTGCCTCCGGAACTTGTGCTTAGCCCTTAACTCGGCGATTTTCGCCAGTCCTTTCTCGTTGCTAAGGGGGATGTGAAGTTTGGGGATCTGAACTACAGGCGCGGGGATTTGCTCACCTGCCTCGATACGAACAGACATCTTTCGAAGCTCTTCAGAACACCGCTTCCGGAGTTCAGGCTCGGTAAGGTTGAATGAGCGCATAAGGTCGTAAAGCTTCGTTACCATCCAGTAGCAGGCGTTGCTTTTCCATGGGTACTCTTCAGGTGTGGCGTACTGACATTTTTTCGCGCAGTACTGCATTACCATTTCGAAAAGCTCTGTCGTATCTGGTAGTCCGCTACCCCTGAATTCCGCGTCTTTGCACCAGGCTATAAATTGCCCTGGAGAAGGCCAGAAAGGGGACTCACTGGCGCGGGCACGTTGCATGCCGGCTTTAAGCTGTGCTTTGTTTTGGATTTTGTTCTCGGCAAACGCTGCAATCCACTGACGCTTGGCAGCGGCCTCGTCGCGCGGGTCTTTAAGGACGGTGCTTACAGATGCCGGGAAAAGTTGCTTCAGGTTATCGAACAGTATATCGACTAGCTTCTCGGCTTCGAAATTCACGCCGCGTTCTGGCTCCTGGTGATTTTCAGCAAGGCGAGCCAGAGCGTTGCTGTCGCGATTGTTTATCGCCTGGACAAGGTTTTTCATAGGAAGTTTTCCTCCCACTCGTCTTTGTCGTTCCAGTGTGATTGGTTGACAGCCGCTTTCTGAATTGGTCGGCCAGAAGAATGTTTGTTCTGGTAGTTCAGCTTGGCACTGGCAGTGCTAAACCAGTTTTTCGGCTTCTCATGCGTGAATTCCAGATCCAGGCGAGTCAACTCTGCTGCCAGGTCAATATTTTTGAAAAGCGCCTTCCAGGAATCGAAGTCCTTCTGGTTCAGCCGAATAACATTTCCCTCGAAGGCGTAACGACTAGCCATCTGGTGAACATTGCCATCTTCGGAACAAGTCGCGTCAGCGGCTTGGGTGTTAACTACGGAATCAGGAATCAGAGTGAGGGAATCAGGAATCAGGTTAAAGGAATCAGCAGGATTTAAATTGTTCTCCACTGGTTCTTGCACCGTGCTTGCACTGTGCTCTAACTGTGCCTCATGTTTATCAGTGACTTGTGATTCATTTGCACTGTTATTGCACTGTACTTGCATGGTGCTTTCATCTTCCTTTACTTGTTCTTCTTCCTGTTTTTCATCTTCCTCGCAGTATTCAGGTATCTCACTGGGAGCTTCCTTGCAGTGAGGGTTCTGGTGCTTTTTCCAGTTGGTGATCTGGATGTATGCGCCATCCTGAACCTGATACCGTTGGATGAATTTGCGATCATGAAGCTGCTGAAGAAGTTCATCGCAATCGACATTATCGAAAGGAAGAACGAGAGCTTTCACTTTCTTTGGCCGGTCATCCAATCGACCTTCTTTGTCGGCTATAGTCCATAACCCGGCAAACAAAAGCCGGGCGAGAGGGGAGCATTCGGCCAGTTCATCGTTAGTGAAGAAGCCTGGTTTGATGTTTCTTGATCTAGCCATAATTACCTCGGTCAAATTGGCAGATGGAACAGTACAGGCTTATTTCTCTCCTCTGGATGTTCTTTTAGGTAGGCTTCAAAGCTCTGGGCTAGCCCTTGGATTATTCGCTTGGTTTTGTTTCATGAAAAATGACGGATGAACCGTTGAGCGAGTAGGTTTTAATAAACCTTGTTGACAGTCGAATCATTGCTTCCGCTGTGGCAACAGGATCACCAAATACTTCTATTCCCAACTCTTGGAACAGTTCGACTAAATCAAGCTTGTTTCTTTTGTCAAAGCAAAAGACGTCATATTTATCAGCGAGAGTTTCTACAGATGAACCTCTCTCATCCAGCCCACATGCAGATGCGGCCTCTTCTAATGTTTCGAGATCACACTTAAAAAACTCTCTGTTTTGGCTTACGCGAAAATCATCTAGATACAGATGAATTTCGGCCTCATCTTCTCTCGGATTGTCGCTGTAATAGGCTTTAGCCACTTCAAATGGCATTGGAATGCCAGTCCCTTGAGAAATTTCCTTTGCTCTAACTTCTGGCTCAGAAGTGGTCATACCTATCTTAAAAAGACCAGGCATAACTGGATTTGTTAGGGCATAAACCCAGCCTTGATGACGGTAATCTTCTGGCAAATTCAAGTGCCTCAGAGGATCCATATCAATTTCCATGGCCTCATCAAGAATCCGTTGCTTGTGTTGCGATAGCTTTACTTTTTCTTCTGTAAATTCCATAATTACTCCTGTTACTTGGCGTAACACAGTGTTCTTAAGCCTCGAATGAGTTACCGCTCATCGGGGCTTTTTCTTTGGTAATTCCTTCCAGTGCATGCCTGAATGCACGACTGATCGGACTGATATCTGAATCCATCCCAAACGCGCACAGAACTGATGCTATGAAGCGCCAGTCTGTCCGGCTTATCTTCGATTCATGACACCCCACCATCTTCGCCAGGCCACGCTGTGTGACCGTAGAGAGATTGATGAGTAAATCTGTTTCTGCGCGGTCGATGTCGCGCTGGGACGGCTTGCTATAACTTGCGTGTTCCATTCGGTATTCTTCCTTTGTTGTTTAGATAGATACGTGCGCAGACCGTGGGGTCTGCCACTTAAAGTTATCCCCACATTTCGGCGGGAATGACGACCAGATTTGTTAAAGAGCGGTACTGCTTAGGCGGCGTTCAATTCAGGAGGAAATACATCGTCCAGTTGAACCTTCGCCCCAAAACTATTGAGTGCTTCAACGAGCGAACGGCACATTTTTAAATCCGGATGTCGCCGCCCTGATTCGTAATGTCCAATCGCTCCCTGAGTGCACCCAACCTTTTCAGCCAGTGCGGCTTGGGATACCTTCATGGTTTCCCGGATTTTCCGAAGATTGCTCATCGGTTATCTCCTCAGGATGGTACATGCATCAATAATACATTCCGTACTGAGAGAACGCAAGAGGATTAATACATTTTGTGCGTTGTCACTGTCAATACAAGCCGTAATAATCGGCGTATGAAAACACCGTGGAATGAACTGGCAAAAGCCAGGATGAAACAGATTGGCCTCACGCAGGACAAACTTGCTGAAGCTCTGGGTAAAACTCAGGGCGCGATAGGTCATTGGCTGAATGGCCGCCGCGAGCCAAGCATTGAAGACATAGCGGCAATCATGAAGCAGCTCGGACTGAAGGAGCTGGTTCTGAGCTCTGATGGTATGGTTGACTACCCGAGTGAAGATCTGGCCAACGTTTCCAATCCACGCCCTCATACGGAAGTAAGGAGATTCCCTCTGATTAGTTGGGTGAGCGCAGGAAATTGGTGCGAGGCTGTGGAGCCATATCAGCTTCAGGAAGTAGAGGTATGGCCGGAAACGACATCTCATGCCAGCGAGCGATCGTTCTGGTTGACGGTAAGAGGCGACTCGATGACAGCGCCGTCAGGACTAAGCATTCCAGAAGGGATGCAGATACTGGTAGACCCGGCCATTGAGGCAACGAGCGGTCGACTGGTGGTGGCAAAGCTGGACTCTGAGAACGAGGCGACATTTAAGAAGTACATCGTCGACGCCGGACAAAAGTACCTGAAACCACTTAACCCCAGCTATCACATGATCCCCATCGACGGTAACTGCCGAATAATTGGCGTCGTTATCGAAGCGAAATGGCAAGGCCTCTAAAATCCCCCAACCCGCTACGGCGGGTTTTTTAATACCCGCAAAAACTATTTTTCATTAGAAAACATACACATCGTATTTTTACGCCCTTTTTAAGTACATTTTGTATTGACGATGTTCAGTACGTTTTGTATTGTTACGTCATCAGCAGGACGCTGAAACGCCACAAGGAAGTGAGTGGCTGGCTCTTTAAAAATATGGATTGTCCCGCCGAAATGCGGGGCCCAAAGAGAAGTTGGCTTTGGGATTGGATGAATGCGCAGGCTGATGCGTTAACGGTAGCGCTTGATAGCGGTGTGAAATGTCGGCGAGAAAACACGACGGGATATGGGTTGGTACAGCGGCCGCTCCCGGCAGCCAACCAAAATAACCGACACCGCAATGCCGGAGATCAGCGCCGGCCATCCAATCACCAAAGCTAACCATCGGAGGTCAACATGACAGTAGTCATCACTATCCTGGCTGACGATAACGCCAGAAACCGCCGCAGAGCTCGCAGACAGGCTCAACGTGAACAGGCACAGCAAGACGCTTCTCTTGCTCGCCGAATCGAACAGAAGCTTTCTGGTTGCGTCAGAGCAGACCGAGCCACTTCGCTCGTAGCTCTCCGCGATTACAGGGAGCCGGAAGTAGCTGAACGCAAGCGTAACCCGGCCAATCGCAAGCCGGTTAACCACCCTACCCACTTGATTAACGCGCACCAGAAAATGCGCGGCAAATCGATTCCATTAATTTGAGGTGAGATATGGAAGAAGAATTTGAAGAGTTCGAAGAGCATCCACAGGATGTGATGGAACAATACCAGGACTATCCGTATGACTACGACTATTGATACGACTCAATGGTGCGGTCGCTATGTCAAATGCAAAGGCTGCAAGCTTGATGCTGAATGCATGGTTAAACCTGAGGAAATGGCACTTGTTAGGGAGGATGGGAAGATTGTCGATAAATGGGCAATCAGAACCACGGCAATGATTGCCAGGGAGCTGGAGAAACTAAAGGCCGCATAGTCGGCCTTTCTTTTTGGCAGCAAGCCACTTATTTGAGGTGAGATATGAAAGAGTTTAAAGGTACGCCGGGGCCGTGGCATGTAACTCGCGGTGATGTGCTTGATCGAAATGGCCGGATGGTTGCCTCGGTTGAGGGGTTTTGCCCTGGAGAAAATGAGGATTATGACGCTGATTTGATAGCCGCGGCTCCTGACCTTCTCGAAGCGCTTCAGGGGTTCGTTGATTTATTCCATGATGTAATCGACGGCGACGCAATCATGCCAGCGCTTGATAAGGCTTACGCAGCAATAGCTAAAGCCATCGGCGAGGAGGAGTGAATGGAAGAGAACAAATACATCGTAGAAGTCATTGAGCGTAAATCTGGCGAGGTGATTAAGCACTTTGAATATGACAACTACAGGAAAGCCGATCGCGTTGAAGAGGGGCTGCTGCGACAAACAAATCTCAGGGATTTCGATGTTGTGCTTCGCAAGGAATAGCAGCCGATAGCCGATTCATGGAGTCGGTTATCTGATGCAATCCGCATAACAGGAGATATCAATGGAAATAAGCAAAGAGCAAGCGGCAGAGATAATCAAGCTTATCGAACAAGCATTTCTCGACGGTTTTGATGATGAAACTCTGGTTGAGCTGCATGAGCAGTTGACTGAATTCGTCAGCGAATAAGCACCTATAGCTGATTTACGAGTCAGCATGTGAGCAATATCGCTCATAACCAAGACAGGAGACGAAGACCTGTTCTGGTTATTGGAGAAACCCTCATTATCCCCTGAAGTTGTTCGCCCTCTCCGGAGGGCTTTTTTTCGCCTGCATATCAACAGCGCTTCATTCGAGGCGTTTTCGCTATGCCAATCATTCAAACATAAGGAACCACCCATGATTCTAGCAATCGCGGGAGGCGCTCGCATGGGTGCTTTCCAGCTACACGAATCCCTTCTAGATCGCATCACCCGCAAGCTACGAACCGGCTGGAAAAAGCTGGCCGACATCCTCTCTCAACCCGGAGTACCGCGTTATGACTATTTTGCCAGTTAACGGAACCATTCTGGTTCAGCAAGGTAATCGCGAGTTCAACAAGCTCTATGAAGCTGCATTCCCGGATACGGATGAAGGACGCCACTCAGCCTATGAATGGGCGTGGGAAATCGCGATGGGATGGAACGATATTCAGGACGACGACTGGAATAAAAAACATGCTGCATGAACTGGAAGACGACGACTTTATCGCGCTCATCTCTCCTGAAATTGAAGAAGAGGTCGAGCAGCAAATTAACCTGGCGGCTGAGCGCATGAATCAGCCTATTACGTGGCAGGAATTCGCGGGTAATTACTCATGACAGAGAAACTTGTTTATCAGGCAATCAGCGCGGTAGCCAAGGAGATGGCGGCAACGGGCATCAGCAAGGACAGGACGAACACGCAGCAAAACTTCAAATTCCGTGGCATCGACCAGGTATATAACGCTCTGGCTCCGGCGCTGGTTAATCATGGTTTGCTCATCCTGCCCCGCATTACTGAACGCACCGTAACTGAGCGCACGACTCCAAAAGGCACTGTCCTGTTCTATGTGGTGGTTAAGGCTGAATTCGACTTTGTGAGCACAAAGGACGGCAGCGCTCACACGGTAGTTACCTACGGTGAAGCGATGGACAGCGGCGACAAGGCCACGAACAAAGCCATGTCGATTGCCTACAAATACGCAGCGTTTCAGGCGTTCTGCATACCAACAGAAGAGACGGCGATTGATGCTGATGCGGAAGTTCACCACATCAAGCCTGCTGATGCTGACACCATTCTAGCCGAGTTCACTCAGTATGCAGGCACCGAGAACGACGCGAAGAAATTGCAGGAGCAATACGCATCAACGTGGACGCGCCTTAACGGATTCCCTGAGCACCAGGCGAAGTGCAAAGACGTAACCAGCATCCGAATCAAAGAACTGAAACAGGCGGCATAAATGGCGAGCAAAGGCGTAAACAAGGTGATTCTGATCGGCAACCTCGGGCAAGACCCTGGGGTTCGATATATGCCTAACGGCGGAGCGGTAACAAGTCTTCGCCTCGCAACATCTGAATCGTGGCGAGACAAGCAGACCGGCGAGATGAAAGAAGTGACCGAATGGCACAGTGTCGTGCTGTACGGGAAACTGGCGGAAGTGGCGGGCGAATATCTGCGTAAAGGCTCGCAGGTTTACATCGAAGGTCAGCTGCGCACCCGCAAATGGACAGATCAGTCTGGTCAGGAGCGCTACACCACTGAAATTAACGTTCCTCAAATTGGTGGCGTTATGCAGATGTTAGGCGGGCGTCAGAGCGGTGAGCAGACAGGCGGACAACCGGAGCAACGCAAGCCACAGCAGCAGCGCCAGCAACACCAGCGCCAGCCGCAGGCCAACAACGAGCCGCCGATGGACTTCGACGATCCGGATATTCCGTTCTAGGAGCTGAATATGAAGACCTGTTCCAGATGTCATCAGCAGAAGCAAGAAAGGGACTTTCAAATAAGAAGAGCATCCAATGATGGATTAACTGCTGCGTGCCGGGCTTGTCTTGCTAAATACGACAAAGAGCGCGCGGGGTTGCCACATCGAGTATCAGCCAGGAGGGAATATCAATCCTCAGATCGCGGCAGAGAACGGTGTAACGCAGCTAAAAATAGGTTCATTAAACGCAACCCATGGAAAAGAAAAGCCCACATCATCGTGGGCAATTTTTTGCGCGATGGGAAACTAACCCGGCCACCACAATGCGAGTGCTGCGGATCCGAATGTAAACCGCAGGCACACCACAGCGACTACAGCAAGCCAACCGATGTGATGTGGCTCTGCAAGTCATGTCATGTCGAGTGGCACAAACATAACAAGCCCATCTATCCAGACGAGGAATCGATAACCCTCCCCTTCCCTCGCCACACCATTCACGCTATTTAAGGATGAATATGAACCACTTAATGCTTGACCTAGAAACTATGGGTAATGGCCCATACGCGCCTGTTATCTCCATCGGCGCAACGTTCTTCGAACCAACGACAGGCGATATTGGAGAAGACTTCTCAGTTAACGTGTCGCTTGAATCATCAATGCGATACCGAGCCAGACCGGACGCATCAACAATCCTGTGGTGGATGGAGCAAAGTGCTGATGCGCGTCAGTCGTTAACAACTGAAACGGCATCCCTTCCTGATTCCTTGACATGGCTCAGCGAGTTCATCAGCAAGCATGCAAACCCTCGCTTTGTTCAGGTTTGGGGGAATGGAGCTTCATTCGACTGCGTAATTCTGCGCAATAGCTACGCGCTGGCGGGAATAGATGCCCCATGGCAATGGTGGAATGATCGTGATGTAAGGACTGTCGTCGAGATTGGGAAGGCCCTAGGATTTGACCCTAAGCGCGACATGCCATTCGAGGGTACTCGTCACAACGCATTAGACGATGCAATTCATCAGGCCAAATACGTTTCTGCTATCTGGAAGAAACTAATCAATTAACAAATCCTGAGAAAAAAATGCAATCACCTCTTCCCGGGGCGGGATACGCACGCCCACCAAAACGCTCCGGCACCAAAGAAGAGGTGCTGGCGCGCATCAAAGCACACCTGCAAGAGACGCTGGGAAAGCAGTACGAAACCGAGAGCAAGGAAGCTCGAATGATCCGCCAGGCTGATGCGCTGGCTGACCGATTGCTGTGGGACAAAAACAGCGCCGCATCTTTCCGCCCCGGATTCGTCACCACCGGCCCGCGCCGCCCTGAAGAAACAGATAACCGTATGCGCCGCTTCCTCGGTCGATACGGTCACGTTCGTAGCGATTAAGGAGTTAACCATGTCCAGAGACCAGGCAAATTATTTAACCGTAACCGTCGGCGGTAAATCTGACCGCAAACACACTCCGATGCCGAGCCGCGAAGAATTGATGAAACGCAACAGCTTCGGTTCTGTGAATAACAACAAATACCTCAACCGCTGGCTGCGTAAAGGCGGTGCCGCATGACCGACACAGCAAAACTGAAAGCGGCGGCTGAGAAAGCACGCTGGGGCGACTGGTCTGCATATAAGCCGCATAGTGGAGCGCGCGGATACGAGGTGCGCGTTGGTAGCGAGGCAGTTGCGCAGCATTGCCTGAAAGACGACGCAGCGTTTATTGCTGAAGCAAGCCCAAAGGCTGTTCTCTGCCTGATAGCAGCGCTGGAAGCCGCGCAGAAGCGGAATGCGGAGCTTGAGGCGCGCACAGTCACGTTGCCCCGTCCAGCTTGCACTTACGCAGACCACAGCTACCCGGCATATAGCGAGAAACAGGTCGTAGAGCTGCTTGGGTCGCTGGGAATCAATCTTGAGACAGGGGGTGAGTGAGATGATAAGGCATCTAAAAAAGGTACGCGCTGATGAGATTGGCCCGAATACCGTGCTTTCTGTTTTCGATGAGTACTATCGAGTCAGGAAAGTAAATTATCACGGCGATCGCACAACGCTGTTTCTTCAGGAAGAGAGTGAGCCTCTGTCCTACTTCGTCAAAAACGACATTATCGAAGTTAAGGTGCCAAACGGACTTGAGATTGATGTGGAGGTGAAAGCGTGAGCGAAATAAGCAAAGTAATCGCCAGCGAAATTGCAGATTTTTTCGCTGGATTCGGTGGGCCGGGTGAGCCGGATATTCAGAGCGGTGAAGCACAACGCCTGTTAACAGAACGAGTGTTGTCTGTGCTTGCGCTGCGGGAGCGGGCGGAGCCGGTGGCATACATCATTCAGGATGCTGAGGCACGTGATAGAGGCCTCCCAGGCTTTTTAAGCTACGATGCCAGTATAAACGACGAGGATATAAACGAATACGAAATCAGTGTTACACCGCTCTACACCGCACCGCCCGCGCCGGTTGTGCCGAAAATCGACCGTAAAGCAATCTGCAATAAAGTTCACTGGCTGTGCGCACGCTCGCCAGGCGCAACGTTCTACAACGCTGCTGAGTACGCGTTAGACGAAGTGATTGAGCTGCTGGCACCGCCCGCGCCGGTTGATGTGCCTAATGAGCTTGTCTCCGAGCTTCTGGATATTGCGAAAAGAGCCGCTGAGGAAGCAGACGAATGTGCTAATGCCGAGTTTAGTGACAACTCAATGAAGCACGCTCGCGAAATTGCTGAATGGGAAAGACGCGCCGCCATGCTTCAACCTGTAAGCCAGCCTTACAAGTTGCCGGTAGGTCCCCAAGATGAGAGCGAGCCAGCCAAGAATTGACAGCCCGCCAACCACAATTTACTGTATATAAATACAGTTATTTTGGGGTGTCATTGTGAGCAAAGACTCGGACTACTTAATCATCTATCGCGGCGAGATACATCACCACATAACGCCCGGTCGGTGGGTGCTCATTCAGCGTGCTAAGGAGTACGGCGGCGGGTGGTGGCTGGGGAAGGCATACGGTGATGTTTTTATGCTGGAGTTTGAGAAGCCATGTTCGATGACCGCAGCATCGGAATACATCATGTCGCATGGAAGGATGAGCACATTCCCACCTTGGGACGATGAATTTGAGTTAACACCATGACCCGCTTCGGCGGGTTTTTTATTGGAGAAATTTATGTCTGATTTGGCAATGAAGGTTCTGGAGTGGCAGGCAAAGGGTCGCGTTGGAATAAGCAGTGCGACGATGGCATCAATTGCACTTGGCCTGGAAAAGAACTTTTATCATGGTCGTTTCGATGCTCCATCCGACCCGGCAGACCTGCACAGATGCATGCTTCTGGTTGAGGATATCCCTGAGATTAAAGATAGCTTTCCCGCAATAGCGAAGAAGGTAAAGGGTTTTGCTGCAATTCTAATCGAATGGGATCGGCTGACAGGTCTGCTAAAGGAGGAGTTGAAGCGACCAGACAAGCGCGCGCCAGAAACTTATGCGCTCATGAAAGAACTACGTAAATCCGCCTGAGGGCGGTTTTTTATTGGAGCAAAGATATGAAGCTGATTGATTTACTGGTGCAGGAATTGCCGAAGCGTGGCGGGTGGCCGGAAAAGGCCCGTTTGGTGGTACAAGACTCTAGCGGTTATGTTAATTTTTTTATCAACCAACAGCCTGTATACTTCGATAATCATTGGGTTGGTGGCGACTGGATTGTATCTACAAACTTTTACGCTGATGCGGGTCTGGCGAATGACCACGCAACGGCAATCATCACCCGCGAACAATACGAAGCAGCTTTGCAACACCCGGTATGGGATGGCGAGGGTTTGCCGCCGGTTGGGTGTGAGTGTGAGTTTTTCGACTGCGAGAAATGGTTCAAAGTAACCATGATGTACGGTGGCTCTCAGTTGGTGGTTTTATATGACCATGACAACCAAATTGAACGTAGTTTTTCAACTTCACGTATTGATGGAAAATTCCGCCCTATCTGCTCAGAAGCTGACAAGAAGCGCGATGAGGTTGGTTTGGCGATCTACCATGCTATTAACTGGAATTCCGAAGGAGAGCTTGTCAGTCCTAAACGCATGGAGGATTACAAGAAAGCATATGACGCGATAGCAGCCGGGAATATCCCCCACATCCGCATCGAGTGAGCCGCCATCAGGCGGCTTTTTTACGCCTAGAGATAATCGAATGGAACAATACAGCCTCACGCTTGATGAGGCCTGCGCCATGCTCGGCATATCCAGACCCACGGCCACAAACTGGATAAAGTCAGGACGACTACAGGCCACCCGCAAAGACCCATCAAAACCCAAATCCCCCTACCTAACCACTCGCCAGGCTTGCATTGCAGCCCTGAAATCTCCGCTGCATACTGTCGCCGTGAGCGCGGGTGATGGCATACGAGAGGAATTGATATGTCACTCTTCCGCAGAGGTGAAACCTGGTACGCCAGTTTCACATTGCCGGACGGCAAAAGATTTAAGCAGTCTCTTGGGACAAAGGACAAAAGGCAGGCCACGGAACTCCATGACAAGCTGAAAGCCGAGGCCTGGCGAGTAAGCAAGCTGGGCGAGACGCCGGATATGACATTCGAGGAAGCGTGTGTCAGGTGGCTTGAGGAAAAGGCGCACAAGAAGTCACTGGATGATGACAAGAGCCGGATCGGATTCTGGCTACAACACTTTGCAGGGATGCAGTTGAAGGACATCACTGAGACACGAATCTATAACGCGATCCAGAAGATGACTAACCGGCGGCATGAGGAAAACTGGAAGCTCAGGGAAGAGTCGTTAAGGAAGAAGGGAAAGCCAGTTCCGCCATATGTGCCACGACCGGCAGCTACCGCCACAAAAGCCACTCATCTTTCTTTCATAAAGGCTCTGTTACGTGCCGCTGAACGTGAATGGAAGATGCTGGATAAAGCGCCGATTGTGAAAGTGCCGCAGCCGAAGAATAAACGCATTCGATGGCTGGAGCCTCATGAGGCGAAAAGGCTGATTGATGAATGCCCGGACCCGCTTAAGTCCGTTGTCGAGTTTGCGCTGGCTACGGGGCTAAGGCGGTCGAACATCATCAATCTTGAATGGCAGCAGATAGACATGCAGCGCCGGGTGGCGTGGATACACCCGGAGCAGAGCAAATCAAATCAGGCCATTGGCGTGGCGCTGAATGATACTGCATGCCGTGTGCTGAAAAGGCAAATAGGCAATCACCACAAGTGGGTGTTCGTCTACAAGGAAAGCTGCACCCGGCCTGATGGGACTAAAGCGCCGACAGTGAGGAAGATGAGGTATGACGCAAACACAGCCTGGAGGGCTGCGCTTAAACGTGCTGGCATTGAGGATTTCCGGTTCCATGACCTGAGGCATACATGGGCGAGCTGGCTTATTCAGGCCGGAGTGCCACTGTCTGTTCTGCAGGAAATGGGAGGATGGGAGTCAATTGAAATGGTTCGCAGGTATGCACACCTCGCACCTAATCACCTGACTGAGCATGCGCGCCAAATTGACTCCATTTTAGGGTTTTGTGTCCCAAATATGTCCCACACGGAAAAACAGGAGGTGATAAACGGTAGATAA